TTCCTGAATACAATGTCATAGCTGGCCCACAATTCTCCTACCACGGCGGTGGCCTGGGAACCATAAGTTGCCACGGTGAGGTTGCAAAGATCATATAATTTGCGATCCTGACCGGCTGGCGTGGCGCCTGTCCTCACGTATTGTACTGCGAGGGGGTTTTCTGCGGGTGCACATTCTATCGGCAGTATAACACTACTCGATGGTTTCGTGTCCACACTCCACATTTCATTGAGAAGCTGTTGCTTGTCAAAGAAAGCGGTGGCGTCCGCCCTATATTGGGCGGCCATCATAACGGAACCCAGCGCCGTATTGGTTGAGTTCAATGCGTCTGCAGACGTCGACTTAAACTCGAAAATGAGACCCTTGAACTGGTACTCTTGAAAATTTTGAGCTATGGCAGCCAAGTAGGGGAAAGTAGCGGCCAACCCAGGGTTGACTGCATAGCTCGTGGTCGTAAACGCGGCGGTTGATGACACATCCGCGATGTACTCTCGGTGCCTAAAACGTATAAACTCGGAGCTAGAGTGCATGACTGGCACTTGTTCTGACATGAGCGAGTTCGCCGTCATCTTGTATGCTCCATACCCGAAGATTTTTCCAACCCCGTATATTTAGTCTTGACCTGACGTTTAGGCTTCCCTTGGCCTTTTGGGTTGCGCTTCTTGGTCATAATGGCTGGTGATTATTTATTAAGTGTTCATATATCACCACGGGGGTTTGTTGGCACCCCCGGACCTAGTGGGCTCTCAGTCCGGCTCGCATCGATTCTTCAGACGAATGCGTGCCCCACCAGTACCAGGGCCGCCCTATTGGCTGGGGTCCCCGATCTGGCTCATCCAAGGAAAATGCCCAACTATCTAGTTGGCTCTCCATGATCAGTTGCATGCCAACTGTGATCCCGAATGCCTTCTCAAAGGACACTCGAGTCAGCACATCAATCGGCATCTGCTTGACTGTTTCAACCATTGAGCGCGTGACGCGGTGCTCGAATTCCGCTAGTGCAGGAGCAAATATTGCAGGCTTATGACCTCGTGCCGCATTGCGACAAAGGGCTGCAGCTAATGCTTGCAGTACCGGAATTCCAGCGCCAAGTGCTAGCTCACATAGCCCTATCGTGTACACGTAATCCCTACGTCTGGCATCGGAAAAATGATGCCAAAGGCGAGATACTGTACTGCAAGACAAGACCTTGAGCACGTCACGCACCATGGTATAGCCCCCAGGCGTCCAAATTGGTCTGGACTGACACCACTCGACCGACTCCAGGGATGTTGCGGGTGGACTCTCAAATTTTAACTCTTGACCACACTTGGTGAAGAAGTCTACTAGGTGAGACTTGACCCGATCAACATCCCCAGGGCGCACGAAAAGATAACAATCGTCCCCGTCATCAATGATTTCAAATTCCACTCCCAACAGACTGAGAGCGGTGATGACCATCAGTGTCATAAATAGACAATTGCCCCCCGCGGTATCCATGTCACCACTCATCCTGCCACCCTTTAGCTTGAACTTGTGCCCGGATGGGCTTGCCCCAAAGTTATTAAGCTGGAATGCCATGAGCTTCTCAAACTCCGGGTCGCTGCACAATATCCTGTACAGCGCATGACACACCTTTACGGCATCGCTGTTGAAATGGAGATCAAACCTTGCGCAATCCAGGCTTAACCCCACCCAAGCTCCAAACGCCCTGGCTTTCTCCTCAAACAAAGCTCCCCGCTGCTTCATGTTAAGACATTTAGCAATGAACGGGGTGTTCGTCGAGCCTTTCCACCAGGACTTGAGCTGGTAAAGTTGGTGTTCTATCGGCTTGTAGAAACAGGCGAAACGGATGTTAAATCTGGGGCCCCTGCCCTTTGCCGTTCGCCCGCAAATTGCCCGCATGTCTGGGTCTTCCTTGGCCTCGAACCGATCTTTCTCGGCTTTCGGAAACATGTCGATCTTAGCGTCCTTTGAAGTTATCTCCGGATCCCTCTTCAAGCTTTCTACACCTAACTCATACAACTTGCGTTTGCCGCCGCTATAATAGCGCGGTATATCAGCGTTTTCGAGTGGTACCACCTGCTGCATTCGCCTAGCGAATTGCTGTACGGTATTGAGTAAACTACGCTTTACCCCATATGAGATTGCTCGGACTGGAACCTCTTTAATGATCCGGTTCCGTATAGCTATTTCCTCGTTATGGGAGCAGATGGATTTTATGTACACATGGTCCGTGTCGGCGAAAGGGCGCGCCAACACAGTATACCGTCGGGAGTCACATCGATCTGCTG